ACCCTTTTTCATAAATATTTTCAGAACAAAAATGACGGAGTAAGGGATGGCATTAAATTTAGCATCTCCTGGTATTCTAGTAAGGGAAGTCGATTTAACCATTGGTAGAATCGATGGATCAACAGGTAAAATTGGTGGTATTGTAGGACCATTTGAGAAAGGACCTGTTGATGTTCCTGTGACGATTACTGGTGAAAATGAATATGTTGATCAATTTGGAAAACCATATGAAGTAGATAAACACTACGAAACTTGGATGGTAGGTTCATCTTACCTAGCATATGGTGGTGTATTAAGTGTCATCAGAGCAGATGATACTGGATTAAAAAATGCAGTTGGTGGAGGCACATCAACAAGCGTAAAGATTAAGAGTACAGATCATTATAAAGAATTAGGTTATGATGAAAACACATTTAGTGGTGTTGTAGTCGCTGCAAAAAATCCAGGTACTTGGGCAAACGGACTTAGAGTTGCCATCATAGATGGTGCTGCTGACCAAATACTCACTGGTATTGCTGGAACTGGATTTGCTAATGCAACAGTCGGTATGGCTGTAACACAAGCAGTTCCTGCTGGAACCACAATATCAACTGCTACAGGCACAAGCACAATTGATGGTATCTTTAAAGGTATAGTTACTGCAAAGGGAACAAGCAGTATAGATGTGAAATTTTTATCTCATGTATCTGCCGCTGGTGTAGAAACACCAAAAGATCAAAATAGTGTTTACAAGTTTAGTAACACCGGATCTGTTGCGATTGGTACACATACAGCATCTTACACAGGAGCAGCAGATTGGTTTGAAAGTCAAACCTTCGTAACAACTACTGCTACAAAAGGTGGAACTGCAACAGAGACAACTGTTAAGTGGGAAACAATTGCAGACAAACCGGGCACATCAGAATATGCTGCCGCAAGAGGTGGTCGCTTTGATGAGATTCATGTACTTGTAATTGACGCAAAAGGAACAGTTACAGGAAACGCTGGAACTATATTAGAGAAGCATCTAAATCTTTCAAAGGCAAAAGACGCTGAATTCTCAGTTGGTTCACCATCATATTGGAGAAAGTATCTTTATAATAATTCTGCAAATATCTTTGGATTAAGTGGAACTAGTATTGGAATTACAACCACAGGTTTCAAAACTGGAACCACACTTGAAGATGGAGGTGGTTGGGATCAGGATGCAGAAGGTGTAATCTTCAACAGTTCAGGAAAACTAAACCTAGAATTAGCAAATGGATTAAATTATGGAGGTGGAAGTGATTTAACTACTGCTGGTGCATTAGACTCTGGACTCGATGATCTAATTACTGGTTATGGTCAGTTTGAAAATGACACAACTGTTGATGTAGACTTCTTATTGATGGGTTCAGGTAAGTATGGTCAGGATAAAACAAGAGCACTTGCTGAAAAACTCATTGCAGTTGCAGAGGTAAGGAAAGATGCAGTCGCATTCATATCTCCACATAGAGGAGCAATGATTTCAGATACAAATATTGATACACAACCTACTGTTTTGAGTGATTCAACAATAACTGACAATGTTGTTGATTTTTATGGTACAATAAGTTCATCTACCTTCGCAGTATTTGACAGTGGATACAAATACATGTATGATAGATTTAATAATACCTTCAGATATGTCCCATTAAATGGAGACATTGCCGGAGCATGTGCTAGAACTGACATCAATGACTTCCCTTGGTTCTCACCAGCGGGTACAGACAGAGGTGCAATTCTAAACGCAGTTAAGTTACCATACAATCCTACAAGGTTACAGAGAGATAAACTTTATTCAAATAGAATAAACCCAGTTATCTTCTCACCTGGTGCAGGAATTGTATTATTCGGTGATAAAACTGGATTTGCAAAAGCATCAGCATTTGATCGTATTAATGTTCGTAGATTGTTTATCTATCTTGAAGATGGTATCGCAGCTGCTGCAAAAGATCAATTATTTGAATTTAACGATGAAATCACAAGGGCAAACTTTGTGAACATTGTTGAACCTTTCCTACGTGACGTTCAGTCCAAGAGAGGTATTCAAGATTATGTCGTTATTTGCGATGAAACAAATAACACTGCTGCTGTTATAGATAACAATGAATTCATAGCAGACATCTTTGTTAAACCTGCAAGATCAATCAACTTTATTGGTCTTACATTCATCGCCACAAGAACTGGCGTATCATTTGAAGAAGTGATCGGTTCCGTTTAATAAAGTAGAGGTTTTCAATTATGCCATCCCGTCAACAAATTAACACTATTCCTCTAAGGAAGATTAGTGATTTCAAAAGCAAATTAACTGGTGGAGGTGCTAGACCGAATCTCTTTGAGGTTGAGTTAGCATTTCCAGATGCAGTCGCCATCGATAACGATGTTTTACAGAAATCAAGATTTCTTGTAAAAGCAGCTGCACTACCAGCATCAACCATTGCTCCAGTCGAAATACCATTCAGAGGTCGTATTTTAAAAGTAGCAGGAGACAGAACATTCGAAACATGGACTATCACTGTTATCAACGACACAGATTTTGTAATTCGCTCTGCGATGGAAAAATGGATGAATGTAATTAACAAGTTAGAAGATGCCACAGGAATAACTGACCCAGATGAATATCATAAAGATGCATTTGTTCACCAGTTAGATCGTGACGGTTCAATACTACGTTCATACAAATTCTGGGACATTTTCCCAACTAATATTTCAACAATTGATCTAAGTTACGAAACAACAGATACGATTGAAGAATTTACCGTAGAGATGCAAGTTCACTGGTGGGAAGCCTTCAAGGGAACTAGTTCTTCTGCTGGTGGTGAAAATATCAGATAAATAATAAAATAACAGTTAAATTATAATATGGCAAGACTTTTTGGGTTCTCCGTTGATGATAAAGAAAAGACACCGCCCTCGGTAGTCTCACCCGTTCCTCAAAATAATGAGGACGGGTCTGACTATTATATACAGAGTGGTTTTTATGGTCAATACGTTGACATCGAAGGTGTTTATAAAAACGAGCACGACTTAATCAGAAGATATAGAGAAATGGCAAATCACCCTGAGTGTGATAGTGCCATAGAAGATGTTGTCAATGAAGCGATTGTAAGTGATCTTTATGATTCACCTGTTGAAATTGAATTGTCAAATTTAAATGCAAGTGATAAACTCAAAAGTTTAGTAAGACAAGAATTTAAGAATATAAAAGAGATATTAGATTTTGATCGAAAGGCACATGAAATATTCCGTAACTGGTATGTTGATGGCAAATTAGCATACTTAAAAGTTATTGATCAGAAAAAACCTGAGGAAGGTTTGAAAGATATTCGTTATATTGATTCACTGAAGATAAGATATATTCGTAAAGAGAAAAAAGATAAGGGTGATCCCTATGTAAAAATAAATTCAAGACAAGATGAAGCAAATGTAATTACACCTGAACTGGAAGAATATTACATTTACACTCCAGCACCTAACTATCCAACGACTATGATGTCAAGTGCAGGTGGTAATAAAGGTATTAAAATTGCAAAAGATGCAGTCACTTATTGCACATCAGGATTAATTGATCGTAATCGTGGTAATGTTTTATCCTATATGCATAAGGCAATTAAGGCATTGAATCAATTAAGAATGATTGAAGATAGTCTTGTAATCTATCGTTTATCAAGAGCACCAGAAAGAAGAATATTCTATATTGATGTTGGAAATTTACCAAAAATAAAAGCGGAACAATACCTCAAAGAGGTGATGAATCGCTATCGTAACAAGTTAGTTTACAACGCACAAACTGGTGAAGTTCGTGATGATCGTAAATTTATGAGTATGATGGAAGATTTCTGGTTACCAAGAAGAGAAGGTGGTCGTGGAACTGAGATTACAACTCTACCTGGTGGACAAAATCTTGGTGAATTATCAGATATTGAATACTTCCAGAAAAAATTATATCGTGCATTAAATGTTCCTGAGTCACGTATCGCATCTGATGGTGGATTTAACTTAGGAAGATCATCTGAAATCTTGAGAGATGAACTTAAGTTTACAAAGTTTGTTGGACGTTTAAGAAAAAGATTTGCTCAGATGTTCAATGATCTATTGAAAACTCAACTCATTTTAAAAAATATTGTAACACCAGAAGATTGGGAAAAAATGAGAGAGCATATTCAATATGATTTCTTATATGATAATCAATTCTCAGAACTCAAAGAATCAGAATTGATGAATGAAAGATTAGCAACATTGGCAACAATTGAACCATACATTGGTAAATATTATTCAAATGATTTTGTAAGAAGAAAAATACTACGTCAAACTGATAGTGAAATTATTGAAATTGATGATCAGATAGAACAAGAAATTAAAGATGGAATCATACCTGATCCAAACGCAGTTGATCCAATTACCGGAGAACCATTGCCACAAGGTGATTTAGGCGATATTCCACAAGAACCAGATTTAGAAAAAGACGCTGCAGTAACTGATGCTCAACTTGCAAAAGATACTAAATCTATGG